ACCGAACAGGAAATAAACATCCACTACTCGAACGAAATTGCCAGAGTAGAACAAGAATATAATCTACAAAGAGACATAAACATCCCCAAATTATCAATAGGAAGCCTTCTAGAGGCCTCCGAAGACTTCCTCCGTAGAGTAGGTATAGGGTTTGATAATAACCCCCGTAGAATTTTAAATTTAATCTACAACCAGTTGCCCAAGGATTTTGTCATAAAAGAAGATAGCAAAGATGTCGAGATCCTGGGGGACCTAATCAAAAAATACATGGCGTCAAGGCAGGACGAAAGGGAGTCGATAGCCAAGAGAATTTATCAGTCAGTCGAGGCGATGCTTAAGATTTATGTAATTAAAAAATACGGTGAACCCTACCGGGAAGTTTTGTATCCTGAGATCCTTCGGTCAAATCTTGTACTATACCTAAATTGCAATCCTACTTTCAAATATTGCCTAGGGGGATTTAGCAACGACATCGACGGGGTATATAATGAAGTTTGCAGACTGGCCGAAAAGGAAACCAAGAAAAAGATTGAACAGGTTAAAATTGAGCACTCGAAAAAAATAAGACAACTGGAGGCAAACCGTCAAGCGGAAATCAGGTCAATGTTTAGCGAAACCGAGATAACAGAATTTCAGAAGCGGAACGACGATATACTTAGGAGGATGGATGCCAAGGGAGACATTGAGGACATGCCCTTGAATAAACCCATTCAAGCCAACTTGACGGAAGAGGAAAAGCAGGAATTGAATGAATTGTTTGTTAAAGGTGACAAGACTAGCGATGATGTAATACGAATGAATTTTTTGATTAGGAAAAGTAAAAAATAGTTGCAAAAAATATTAAATAATTATTTATTATTTAATGTAAATATCTCTAAGAGAGGTTATAAATTTCTACTGTTGTAGATGGAGGATAAAACATGGTATTACGTGATGCACAAAGATATTTAGGTATGGGACCTGAAAACTTTAAGAAATTAGTTATTAATAGAGGCATACGACACGAGAAGGTAAATAACAAAACTATATATAATACAGAGGATTTGGATAAGATTAAAGCAGAACTCGACGAGAGAAAGCGAATTGCACAACCGCCGGTATATAAGCAATTCAAGCGGCCTGATTGGAAGCCAGAACCAAGAGAAAATTATTATGATTTGGAGGATATCCAAAAGATGCTCGACACCGTGACTAAGTCTCATGTGGTTAATTTAATTAATCACAGCGATTACAAATTTAAAAAATTTTATACTAAAGTTAGAAAAATTTATTATCTAAAAAAAGAAATAGACGAAAATTTTAATGAGATTATTAAAAAATTAACTAAGCAAAGTAGATTGTTAAAGAGGTTACATGGAAAAACGGGAAATACAGGCATTGAAAGATAAAATAGATAGTGAGTCTAAGATAATTAGACTCGTCAATGAGGACATGAATAATAAGGAAGGCGGAAACTTATGGTTTCTTGCTCTAATATTTTTTGGTATGTTGATAGGATTCTTTTTAGGTAAAATATGACACACGATGAATTTAGACAGCACTACAAAGTCCTTTATGGTGACATGATTATGAAAGATATCGACGAGAGAGATTTGCGTATGATTGCAGCTGCAACATTGACTTACATAAATCTTAAGGGCAAATACGAGGATTATATGAAATACAAAACCGATTTAAAAAAACATCTAATGGATTTTGATATTATTATGTCCATGATGGATGAGAGAAACGAACAATGACGACGGAATTACTAATTAAGTATTTAGCATATTGCACAACGATCACTATTGCGTTGGGTGTATTGTATTATTTCATTGGGATAGTTGACGATGAATAAAGCGAAAAGACAAGAGATTATTGATTTATTGTTTGAAATACAAGATTCTTTTTCTCCTCTTAAAAATAATTTAGTATATTTAAGTAAAGTTGCAAGTTATACAGAATTAATTCATTTTAGATATCATCTTAGATTATCAATAAATGATTTATTATTTAGCTGTAGAGCATTAAGGGATGTATTTAATGATGAGTAGTCACTACGGCGGCGAAGACAATCCCCATGAGCCGATTAAGATTATAGAATATTACGATCTTAATTTTAATCTTGGTAATGTGGTTAAGTATATCCTAAGGGCAGGTATTAAGCATCCATCTATAGAGGGCACTATTGAGGATCTTAAGAAGGCTATATGGTATTTGGGAAGAGAGATTGAAAACTTGGAGAAGAAGATAGATGAATAATATAACAGATAATATAGATATGTATATAAGTCATTTGCAAGAATTTATAAGCGATTTTAATGGAGAATTAAAGAAAAAAGAATATAAAATAAGTATGTTTTATGATGTTTATAATATTGTAATGTACTATAAAGAAAATATTAATTATAATATAGATAAATACGAAATACATTGCAGAGCATTGAGAGATAAATTGAATGAATCAGAAATACTTTGACATATGCAACCAGACAGTATTCAATCTTATGGGGACACAAGATCAGGGGGACGTAGAGATAGCAAATAATACGCTTTCTAAGTTGCTTGTCGAGAATACAGATCTAAAGATGTTCTTGCAATCGACTGGCAAGTATTACGAGTATTTGGCATGGATTAAGAGATTTAAAGCAAAGTATAATGGGATAGAAAAACACATTGAAAAGAACTTGGAGTTGGAGGAAGCGTGAATACGATAAAAGACAAATGCAATATATGCAATAACAATAATGCATGGAAAGAAGATAAAAAAGAATTTATTATTGATGATGCTAAAAAATCCGTAAAACATTTGATATATGTATATTGTGAAGAATGTGGATATATATTAGATTTTGAAATGTATTAAATAACTTAAGAGAAAACATGAAAGCAAAAGAATTGATAGAACAAATACAAAAGCAAAACCCAGAAGATGAAATACATATTTGGGTAGATGATGAAGTAGGATGCGGAGCAGGTGAATTTGAAAAATATTATGCGTCTAAAATTGAGGTCATGGGGCATAAAGAATATTATAAAAATGAAGATGATATTTTAAGCGAAGACGAGATAAGACAGTATATAAAAACTTATGAAGACTATCCGGATGAACAAGGATATATAACCAAATATTATGAAGAAATTAATAGCAGAAATAAATTAGAAGGAATATGGATTAAAATACGACCATGAACCTAGACGACAAAATAAATGGCAGTCTTAAGAGAATAGAGATATGTTATAGAGAAGCAACACGTAATGTATTTTATAATCATATATTTCCACATAATATTAACTTGGAAATACAGTATTATAATAATTTGAAAAAGCAGATAAATATAGAGTGCGATATTATAATACAGATCTGCAATCACTTGTTAGGATTGATTGAGGCGAATTACACAAAAGAACTTATTATACACATAAGAGATAATGGAGATATGATTTGAAAAATTTATTAATACTGGTAGGCAATCTTACAAAAGATGTTGAGCGCAAGCAAATTAACGGCAAGGACTTTGTTCAGTTTGATTTAGGGGTATGGAGAAAGCCAAACGAATCTTTTTTTGTCAGAGTCAAAGCGTGGGAAAAGACAGCACAACTTATGCAGGATCTTAAGAAAGGGGACAGAGTGCAAGTAAGTGGAAAGTTAGATATTGAGTCCTGGGATGGTAGCGATGGGAAGAAGCAATTTAAAACAACATGTATTGCGAACAACTTTGAGCGATTGACTAAGCGGGTAACTAATGTTAATGATCCTAACTTTGGGATGGACATTGATGAAGAGGTGGCTTTCTAATGAACATTGAATTATATATAAATGAATATTTAAATTTTATTAATAAAAATCAAGGATATATTGCAAGCAATTTAATGGATACGATTGATGCTAAATCATACCACAGAGGGCAAATTAAAACATGTGAAGATATATTAAGTTTTATAAATGCAAATAAGGATAAAAGTATTGAAAATAGATCACATGAGATACAATTTAAAGAAAATGAGGTCAATAACTAATGAATCCTAATCCAACTAAGATTGCACTATGTAGTAATGACAAATGCAAGAGAAGAAAAACCTGTATGAGATATTTATTAATAGGCGACAAAGACGACACATGGGTTGAATTTAAATCTGTGAAATTTAACCGTACTACTATTTGTAAGCACTTCATCCATGCAGACTCGGAAGACGCTAAGCAGTACATATTGCAGAGATACGCAAAAACAAAGGCAGGGCAATATGACGCAAAGTAGTTTAGAAAATCCATTTTCACAATGGCTTATATTCCGTAATATTAAATTCATAAAACAGTTTAAGCCATTTGAGGATAGACGTTTTAAGTGTGATTTTTTTCTTCCTGATTATAACACTGTGGTAGAAATAGAGGGGGGTCAATGGATCCATGGCAGACACCAAAGAGGTAACGGATTTAAAAACGATATTGAAAAATACAACCTACTTGTACTTCATGGGTATAAAGTTATCAGATTAACAACAGATCATTTTATGAGAGTAGGGAAAGATTTGTACACAGTTAGTGGGTATTCTAGTAGGATTATTGATATGATACAGGAGAGTCATAAATGAATAAATTCATGGGATATAGCAAGCCAGAAGGACTAGAAGAAATTGAATATGATTTAAAAAAACTAGAAGAGTCATGGAAAAAATTAATTGGACATATGTCATGTATTAATAGTTCGGATTATGATTCTGATAACTTCGCAAAAGAGGTATTCGGATTAATAGCAGGGCAAGGCGAATGCCTTACAATGAAAGGGCGGTGTATAATTCTTAAAAACAGTATAAAGAATTATAAAAAAACATTATGAATAAACAATTAATTAAAGACATATTTGATAACGACAAAGAAATTCATAAGTATTGTGATCCTGATTTTATTACTTATAATAAAGATATATCAGAACAAATCATAATTAAAATACATGGATGTCTATTGCAATATCCAAGTTGTTATATTATCGAAAGTCCTGAGAGAAAGTATTTTGCAGTGTGGCTTAAAGCACATAATGACTGGATACTTTATTCTTTTGGAGTACATCCAGAAAAAAGGGATAAGGAAAATTTAAATCATTTTTGGAATTACTTGATAAATGAGCATGAGGAAGGATTTATTTCTTACTTGTACTCTAATAACACAAGGGCGATTGCTTGGCTAAAAAGAATGGGCATGAGTGAAGTTGGAAAGGTGGTCGAGCGATCAGATAAGGTTGCCATAAAATTATTGCTTGACATGGGAAAAAAGGGAGGTATAAGTTAATTATGTTTTGGTTGTCAATTGCAATGGTTTTAATTTCCTCCGAAATGGTCCTAGCGTATCTATACGTAAATGCAATTCGACAACCGAAGCAGTTAGTAAGTAATATTAATATTGAAGAGTTACAGGAAAAGATTAAATCCTTAGAAGATCAGGTGTCCAGTATTCGAGTGGCTCAGGGGATGCGGAGGAGAGATGGATAAAATACTTAATAAACCTTTCAGGCTTCCTTCGGGATCAGGAAAGAAGTTTGGTGTTTATGTTAAGAGTAAGAAAACGGGAAAGATTATTAAAGTCACCTTTGGGGATCCGAACATGGAAATCAAAAGAGACAGTCCAGAGAGAAGGGCATCATTCAGGGCAAGACATAATTGCGATTCGATTAAGGATAAGACAACTCCAGCCTATTGGTCTTGTCGTATGTGGAGCAAGAAGCCAGTGAGTGAGATTGCAAAGTAAGACCATGAAACCCAAAACTAATTTAGGGAAGAATAAAGGGATTCAAAACTTAATCCCTGCCAAGAAAGGAGAAGTAAGAAACCCGAACGGAAGACCAAAGTTACCCGAAGAAGTAAGGGCAATGAAGGAAGCAAGTATTGAACAACTCATTGTATCTTATCACAAGTTTGCATTTACAGATGTTAAAGAAATTAAAAACAATCCTCCTGTAAATTTAATAGAACAAGGTGTATTGCAAACTATCTCAAACTTTGCCAACAGTGGAGAGGTAGATCATATTTCTAAAATTTGGGATCGAGTACTCGGCAAACCTTTGGAGTCAATTGATGTAACAAGCAAGGGTGAGAGTATCACAAGCGGAGAAAAATTAAGTCCAGAAGAAAGAAGGATGTTAATAGATAAGTTGAGAGTGGACATGGGGTCAAATAATGGTTAAGAAAATAGTTAAACTCATATATAAAAATATAGAATTAAAGAAAATATCAAATGAGCCAGAGTTGGATGAAATAGAAAAGCAATTGTACAAATTATTAAATAAAGAGTTAAATAGAAAATATAAAGAAATTCCTTTTGACAATGAAAGATTTATACAACAAGTAATTTGGGACTATAACCAGCGCAAAAAATGATATGAATGCTATCTCTAAAGAAAGATTGCTATACAACGAACTCATCCAGGAATCATGGGAACAGGGAGACTTGTACTACAAACTTTTACCTTATCAGATTAAATTGTATGATAGCATCAAAGGATCAAATTCTATTAAACACGTTATTAATTGTACTAGAAGATTTGGAAAGTCATTTATACTTTGCCTACTTGCAATCGAGCAAGCACTACAGAGTCCGAACAAATTAATAAGATTTGCGGCTCCTACGCAAAAGCAATTGAAGGAAATCATACAACCTATCATGATCGAAGTCTTACAAGATTGCCCAGACAAGTTTAAACCTACATTCAAGACTCAAGACTCTAAATATGTTTTTCCAAATGGATCCGAAATACATATTGCAGGTTGTGACAACAACAATGCGGAAAACTTAAGAGGACATAGATCCGATTTAAACCTTATCGATGAGGCAGGAAGTATCTCGGATTTAGAATATGTCCTGAAAGATATTCTTATGCCTCAGACATTGACCACAGGAGGAAGAACGATCATTTCAAGTACTCCTCCTCGAACTCCTGCACACTACTTTCCGAGACTATGCCAAGAGGCAATATGGGGAAACTATTATAGTAAGTTTACGATTTACGACAATAAAAGCCTTAAACAGGAAACAATTGATCTATATTGCAGTGAGGCGGGCGGAGTCAATTCAAGCACATGGAAAAGGGAATACTTATGCGAATTCGTAGTGGATGAGATGTCTGTTGTGGTCCCAGAATGGAACGATTGTTATATTGGCGAGATTGAACTCGATTCCTGGAGAATGTATTATCAGAATTATATCTCAATGGATATCGGCGGACGACACAAGACTGCTATTCTTTACGGATATTATGACTTTAAAAAATCAGTCTTACAAGTAGTCGATGAGTCTATTCTTACAGGGCAGGACACAACAACCGACTTGATTGCAAAAACTATCCAAGCAAAAGAGATTGAACTTTTCCGAGACATGACAGAACCCAGAAGAATTGCAGACAATAACAATGTGATCTTATTGCAGGATATGTCTCTCATGCATGGTGTACACTTTGCTCCGACAAGTAAGGATACTCTCTTAGCAATGGTCAATGAGCTTAGAGTCTTTGTAGCACAGGGAAGATTGTTTATCTCTGAGAAGTGCCAGGAACTCATAGGATGCATGAGGGCAGCTATTTGGAACAAGCAGAGAAATCAATTCGATGTGTCGGACATGTACGGTCACTTTGATGCATTGGCTAGTTTGATTTACATGGTTAGGAACATAGATCAGTATTCCAATCCGATACCAGTTACAAGCACAGCTTTACCTAGTACCCATTATATTCACTTTGAGAAGGAATCGAGTGAGAGATCAAATTTAAAAAGGATGTTTAGAAGATAATGGAAGAAATGGAAATAGGGCAATATTTATATATGGATTATAATGCTTACAAGCAAATGATTAAAAATCAAAGAAATGTTATTGGTATTACAATACTACCTTATGATAAATACAAAAATCAAACTGCAGAAGAAATTGCAAAAGACTTAAAACAAATGGAAGAAGAAATGAACCAAAATGAAAGACAAGAAGAACATATGAGACAAGCCCAACTTGGATGGAATGAGATACAAGTTAAATCTATCAATGAACACATAAATTTGCATGTAGAATATCTGAAAGAAGAAATGGAAAAAGAAAATGGAAACAGTTGACGAATTATTCAATAAATTGCATGGGCAAGGTGTATCAAAAAAAGCTAGAATAAAAGCTTTAGAGAATCTTGGAAAACAAATTGATTTAGGTTCTTTAGATTATGACTATCAAGGAGCAATACAAGCAGGGATGGTTCCAGATTCAAGAGGGCATTGGGACAATAAATTTAAAAAATTATCTCACATAACAGCAGGCACAGATTCAATATATTCTAATCCAGTTACTCCTGCAGGTGAATGGTCTCGACTTGATAAGCCAATGGCAACAGGAGAGGAGTGGAAATTTACACCATCTCTCTATCAGAAACTTAGAATTCCCAAAGAAGAATATCAAAGATATTTTAGTGAAGCAGAATCTGGCAAAGGTGGTGCAATATTAGATTATCAAGATGAAGAAAAAAAGAAGGGAATAATTCAAGATATATTGAACAGGAAAAAGTAAATGCTAACTAAAACAAAACTAGAACAAAACGCAACCTACTTTGCCAATCTTACAGTAGATGAGATCGGCGGAGAACTCCAAAACAAAGTGGATGACTATTACCAGTATGTCAGGATCAACGGGATGCTTGACTTGTGGCGTAAATCATATCGTCAATACTTTAGAGCAGGCTATCATTTAGGCGATACAGTCAGGGGTGGGGATGCGGGAGAGTATTCTTTCTTGTTCGTCAATCACTTTAGGTCCATCCTTCAGGCTATCCTATCTATTACAGTATCACAGAGACCGACATTCGACGCAAGGGCAATCAATAACGACTATTCAAGCCAAGCACAGACCAAGCTTGCACAGGGTCTCTTAGATTACTATATGAGAGAGAAAAGGCTAGAAAGATATGTTGCGGACGCGGTCGAGTTTGCTATTTGGTCGGGTGAAGGCTATGTTGTTCTCAATTGGGATGTGGCTCTTGGAAGAGAATATGGAGTCGGGCAGAACAACGAACCAATCAAAGAAGGTGATATTAAATTCATGTCATGTTCTGGGATAGATATTATACGACATCCTTACCTTAGAAAGTTTGAAGATAGGCAATATTTAATTGTAAGGGAATTTGTGAACAAGTATGAACTAGCTAAAAAATTCCCAGACTTTGAGACAGACATAATAAACTCAGAAATGACTAGTGGATCTCTCAAAAATGACTTTCTTGATTTCTACCGTATAACGGATTCAGACTTGATCCCTCTTTATAGATTCTACCACGACAAGACTCAATCAGTTCCAAACGGAAGATATTCAGAATTTATCGAGGGCGGGACCGTATTATTTGACTCGGATCTCCCGTACCCACAGATCCCAGTCTATGCACTTCATCCCGGGTCAATCTATGCTTCTCCTTTTGGTTACTCAGTATCTTTCGATATGCTTCCTATACAAAGGGCGGTCGATGGATTAGCGTCAACGATTCAAACTAATCAGGAAGCCTTCGGAGTACAAAACGTCTTAGTCCCAAGAGGGTCTAACTTGGATGTCGAGGAACTATCAGGAGGGTTGAACATTGTCCAGTATGATCCTAAGATGGGGAAGCCTGAACCAATGAACCTTACTGCGACTCCTGTAGAGATATTCAACCGATACAAAGAGTTAGTTAATGAAATGGAAAGTATCTCAGGTATAAACTCAGTAGTAAGAGGAAA